AAATGGTAGCTTTGAGTTACCAATTGCCCATGGTTTAAACGGTGTAAAATCTGACTCTATCGGCGCATTGATCCACCTTTTTAACTTATCGGCTGCAATGTACCAACCTAGTTTATTTAGTTTGCTAGCCTGTTTTAACAGCTTATTTAGACCGTTGTTAATTGCTTTGGAAGTGTAACCGTTTACTTTCATGGAATTAATCATGGAGACCAGGAATGATCTATTGATTGTGTTCATTGGTAACCTCCCAAAGTTCAAAAGCCTTTTGAATTCCTCTTAATTCCGCTTTTTTGGCGCTGCGCTTATTACTTCTCAATATGATTTGATGAGAGTCACAAAAGCGCCAAAGGCTGCCATTCATATCTATATCTATACTAAAAGCCTTTTTAATAGCTTTTAGTGCCTCGTATTCATACTGCTCACCGTATCCATATTGATACGCAAGCGGCAATGTAACTTGGCTGTCTGTGCCGTAATTGATTATGACTTTACCGGCGAAATATGAATTGCCATTGATACTGTCAAACCACTCCAACGCGCTTACGTCAATGGTTTGTATTTGGTTTATTGTCTTCACTAGATACCTCACTATTTAGTTGACTAAATTTAACTTAATGTCGCATTTAATCAAAGTACTTTGGTAACACTTTAATAAATATCATTCCAGTGTTAAACCGAATTCAAAAGAGAACTAGACGGAACCGGCCGGCCTTGTTTAGTTTATCCCAGTTTATCCCACGGCGCAAATCTCTCGTCGGTGGCACGATGGATGGTTTATCCATTTATCGACGTGACACCGGGTACACCAAGGCAGCCGGGGCGGCGCCCCACTTACCATCTCATAAATTTTTTTTACCCATTTTTGGCAACACTTATAATGTGTAACTTTATGTCGCTTTTATGGAAGAATCTCAATGGCATACAATCACGGATGCGGATGCCGAGCGACTCCTCGATGCTTCTGATCAAGCAGACGAGTACCTAGAAAAGATGGTGGTTTTCCGATCCGGGCTGATCTCACCACCGCTCCGCTGGCTCCAGCTATCCGCACACCAGTTTTACGACTTGCTCAGTCCGCGAGAACTGCAAGTTTTCCAACTCCGCTGCCTAGACCACACCTTTCCAGAGATAGCAGAAGTCGTAGGCGTAACAGATAGTTCGTGCAAGGAATACTGGCGGCGAACTCTAATCAAGATTCGCAATGTAATCGATTCAGGTACTAGTGATGAGTAAAAAAAACGATGCAATCGACCCGGAACAAGTCAAGATGCTCGCATCATTCGGCTGTACCTACACTGAAATAGGCAAATATTTCGAGTGTGACGAATCCACCATCCGCAAGCGTTTCAAAGCGAAGGTGGAAGCTGGCAAAGAAGAGATGAAGTTCAGTTTGCGTAGAGCAATGTGGACCAGCGCCATGGAGAACAATTCCATCGCAATGCAGATCTTCATGGCCAAGAACTACTTAGGTATGTCTGATAAGACAGCGATCGACATGACAGGAAATCTTGAAACAGTGTTAAAAGAATGCGGTTTCGAGGAGAACCCGGTTGATAACAAAAATAGTGAACAAGCAGAAGCTCTGGAGGCACTTGGGATACAGCCCGACTCCACAGCAACTGGCATATCATAATTCCAAAGCCCGATTTAGAGTAGTTCTCATGGGAAGACGTTCAGGCAAGTCCTGGTCGGCTGCTCACGAGGTACTCCCTTGGCTCTTAACTCCCAACACGCGTGGTTGGATAGTGGGTCCCAATTACAACTTAGCGAATAAGATTGCCAGAGAGGTGAAGCGGGTAGTGATGACTCAACTCAAGTTGCCCATCGCATCCAAGAAGGAAGTATCTGGTGATTTGTATTACATGAAGATGGCCGGACTCAATAGTGAGTTATCTGTGAAGAGTGCGGAGAACCAGGATTCACTTATTGGAGAGGGCGTAGATTATTTAATCATTGATGAAGCAGCACTTATCCCACGAAACACTTTCGAGATGCATCTCCGACCCACACTAGCAGACAGGCAAGGATGGGCATTATTCACCAGTACACCTCGTGGTTTCAACTACTTGCACAAGCTTTACGAGTTTGGACAAAGCCCAGAATTCCCGGAATGGGAATCCTGGAGATTTCCAAGCACTTTATCCCCGTATTTCAAAGATGACATAGAAGAGTTAAAACGAACACTTACAAAGGAAACTTATGCCCAAGAAATCGAATGCCGTTTTCAGTCCTACTCTGGTAAAGTTTATCCGATGGACCGATTCACACAAGTCACCGACACAGTTAAGTACGACCCATCCAAGCCGGTATATTGTGGATTGGACTTCGGATATCGCCACTCCGCAGCAGTGGTCATCCAGCTCCACAACGAGCGCAAGGGCTTTGCCGACATACACCAGATTGACGAATTGAGTTTAAAGAATGTCAAAACAGAAGATTTCGCCAAGAAGTTAAAGGCAATGCCGTACACATTCACCGGCATATGGGGCGACCCGGCGGGGAGTGGCACTAATCTTCAGAGTGGAATTTCGGATATAGCCGTGTTTCGCCAGCATGGTTTAAAAGTCAATATCAGAAGAGATGCCATCACCAGGAACGTGGTATCCGGTGTGTCTCATGTACGAAGATGGTTTGAAGATGCAGCCGGAGACACGCATTTCTATATTAATCCCAAGTGCAAGGAAAGCATTCAGGCATACGAGAATTACCACTACCCGGAGCATCGCGAGAACAGCGCACTGCGCCACGAACCGCAGAAGGATGGCAAGTTTGATCACCATTGTGATGCGTTAAGATTTCTACTCACAAACCTATTCCCGATGCGCTCCCGCAGTGCGGGTGTCATCGATTGGCTATAAATATGATATGCTAACGATTCCAGATTTAAGTCAGGGCGCGGTACAAACCGCACTGAAAAAGAAATTAAGATATATAGAAGATTCGCGTGTCAGAGAACGTGATTATTTGATGGATTGGTATGAAGGTATCAATCTGGAGAATTATGTTTCGAACTACTTTGGAGCCGAAACTCTGAGGCAAGCAGTGATCCCGCAGAACAATCTCACTAGGCGAGTATGTTCTCTTCGCTCAATGACCTACAAGAGGCCACCCAGGATGCGCTCCAGTGAGTCATATATTTCTCTGATTGACAAACATAGTTTGAATGCCCAGCGCCGTATGCTGGAGCGTTTAACATTTTTACTTGGCAATATGGCATTCCGCAGTGTGTGGAATGAAATGACAGGCAAGATCGAATACGAGATCNTGAGTCANTTTGAGCCATTATTTTTAGCTGGTAATTCCAGAGATAAGCCGGTGGGAGTATGCTATCCCATCGAGTATCAAGGCAATGCCAGAATGGNTGCACCGCTCCATGCGGTATGGACCCATGACAGCCATTATCTCTTAGATGAGCATGGGAACAAGATATCGGTGAATGAAGGCGATGTNAATCCATATGGCATCCTTCCAGTTACATTCTCTCACCGCTACCCACCGATCAGAGATTATAGTGTTGGGAATGCAATGGATGTAGCTCAGACCGATTTAGCCGTGAATGTGGCACTCCTTGAGTTGGAAATCGCCATTAGGTACGGTGCAATGGGGATCAAGTACATCAGTGGAGTGGATGATGCATCACGGATTTCTGTAGGTACGGATAAGATACTTTATTTGCCTGAAGGAGCCAATTTTGGTGTAACCAATGCCGGTGGATCATTAACAGAAATTATCGAAGCAACAAGATTTCTAGTGGAAACCACACTGAATAACAACCATATCCGTGCCAAGTATGCTAGAGATAATTCTGGGAATGCGCCATCTGCGGCTGCGCTTGCAATAGAAGAACTTGAAAATAAAGATGAAACAACGGCAATGACTGAAGACACATGGCGGCCATGGGAGCATCGCAGATACGAAGTGGATAAAGCAATCTTACAAGTAGAAGCCAATGTCAATATAGGCGATGACTATAGTGTGGATTTCCTTGAGCCGAATTATGCTGTAACTCCAGAGAGTGAGATTATGCTCTGGTCATGGAGATTTGATCGTGGCCTTGCAACACCTATGGACTATTATGAATTTTATAATAGTGACTCAGATCAAGCTTCAAAAGATGCATTTGCAAAACAGCAAGAAGAATTTCAAGGTCAGAAGCAACCACAAAACAGACTACTCAATATCTTAACTAATGACAATAGACCAAGCA